ATGTCAGAGAAAACGTACCAAGCCCTGGTCGAGCGTATGAAGCGCAAGATCGGCAGCCCCGCCGCTCAGTCGAAGCACTGTTTGGAGATCCAGCGTCAGCCCGACGACGCTGCAGAAGACTGGGCACAGCTGCTAACAGACCTGGGCACCGTGGAGAACGTGACGTTGATCCCCCTTGATGACACAGGCGAGTCTGTGCGCTTACGCTGGAACCCTGCTGAGGCGATGTGATGGATGCGCGGTACCAAGCCACGGTATGGCGCAAGAAGCTGGAGCGCGGGCGCAACGGCTGGCGGCGCTTTACCTCTGCCTCACTACCCCGCTGCGTGATTGAATTTCACATCATACACAATGGTTATCTCTATAGCGGGCGGCACGGCACTAGCTTTGATCCTAACGACTGCCGCACACCTGGCACCGCTGCTTATCTCATCACGCGGCGGGATTTGATGCGCGAAGGCGTCTGGCGAATGGCGCGAAAACCGGGCGGCGAATGGGGGTTGGTTCGCCGTCCATGGCGTTGATCTTAGCTAGAGCCGGCTCCCATGTTGTTGACGAGCACGTTCTCGGATGCTGTCAAACTCATGAATCCATGGGTCAGCGCTCTGATTGGCCCTATGGATTTTCACCACGCGTGGTATCGCCTCGCCTGCAATTTCTCGCAAAATGCTAGATGACCCGACTCGGGCATATTCTTCATAAGAATATCGAAGAGAGGTGAACGCATCACCGCGCTTCTTCAACATATCCTGATCACCCTGATTAAAAATTTGATTTCTTATATCGGCTGGTAGCTGAGCGGCTAATTCGTCAAGACGATGTGCTTGGTTCCCCAGCTTTTTTAAGAACAGGTCCCCGTTGATAACGAACATATGAGGTACCTGAGCCTGAAGACTCCACCAAAAAGAAACTCTTTATCAGGATTTCCAGTGATAGCGCTGCATTGACTTCAGCCACCCTCATTTCACCAGATGCCTCAAGGATGAAAGAAGAAAGGTAGTACCGCCATGCTTCCTCTACTGGCCACGCAGCATACGAAACGCTTTGATCCATTGTTCATCCCAATAAGTAAATGTCCCTATTACATTAGAGCAAACGCCCTCCATGGCAAATTCCAGATTATTTCAGGCACAAAAAACCGCTAATTAGCGGCTTGTGTTCTGTTGCGTTTTGTTGCTCTTAGCCCTCCGTGCTAACCACCTCGCTTGCTCTCCCTTCGGCAATTAACCCCGCCTGTTCCAACATCCCCACCCCCGTCTGAATATCAACGTCGTTAACATTAATCTGCGACGCCAGCTGCAGTAGCTCCCAAAAATCCAGTAGATCCTGACTCTCGCCACTATCCCGCGCCGCCCTTATCGCTGCCCGCTCAGCATCGGTAAACCGCCGCATGAACTGCAACCGCGTCAGCACCGTATTGGGCGGGTAGTCGCTGGGCAAAATGTCGAGTCGGTAGCGGCGGATCTCTGCATCGTCGGTTAGCTGCTCGATGTACTGTTCAGCGCGATTGCTAGCCCGGCGAATAGCTTCACGTTCACGAAGCACATCAGCCTCGGTTTCGCCAGTCGCGCCAATTTTATCGCGTTCTTTTGCTCGTTCGATGCGCCACTGTAGTGCGTCGATGCGGTTTGATGCTTCGACTTTCACGCGGTAGGTCGCGGCTGCTTTGGCGCCATGATCGCGCTCGATCAGGTTAGCGAGGATCGCCGGGGTGTAGTCGGCGGGTCGCAGCCTAGGTAACGCGCTGACCGTCAGGCCTGGGTGGGTGGCGGAGACCAGAGACACGGGGTGGTTATTTTCGATGAGTAGGTTCATGCGGCACCTCTAGGAATATATGTGACATCGGCAGATCCATCTAAGCCTGTACCATCACCCCGCGGAATCACCTCTAGCGTAGTCATCCACTCTCCAAACGAGTATAGGCCACTGCTAGAAAAAGATCGGGTAGTGTCGCCAGACCTGAAGTAGCGCAAATAACCTCTATAGCTATTGTTAACGTTGTAAAAATATACACTAATTAACCAACAGGCCTTACTCTCTATTAGTGAATATTCGTTTGTGATGCTTACGCTTGCTGTTATGGCAAGCGGGGAGGTATTAAAACTTTCAATAGCGGCGGGACTGGCCGCAACCGCATCCATGGCCATTTGACTGGCCGCAACCGCATCCATGGCCATTTGACTGGCCGCAACCGCATCCATGGCCACTTGACTGGCCGCAACCGCATCCATCGCCACTTGGCTGGCCGCAACCGCATCCATCGCCACTTGGCTGGCCGCAACCGCATCCATGTCGGCATAGCCCGTGGAATCCAAGCCAGCTAACCCTACCGCCAGCTTGCCAATAGCCATATTGACTACACTGACCGCATCCATCGCCACTTGGCTGGCCGCTACCACATCCATCGCCACTTGGCTGGCCGCAACCGCATCCATCGCCACTTGACTGGCCGCAACCGCATCCATCGCCACTTGACTGACCACGACCGTATTTAGCGCGGTTGGGCTAGCGATTACCGCATCCATCGCCACTTGGCTGGCCGCAACCGCATCCATCGCCACTTGGCTGGCCGCAACCGCATCCATGTCGGCATAGCCCGTGGAATCCAAGCCAGCTAACCCTACCGCCAGCTTGCCAATAGCCATATTGACTACACTGACCGCATCCATCGCCACTTGGCTGGCCGCTACCGCATCCATCGCCACTTGGCTGGCCGCTACCACATCCATCGCCACTTGGCTGGCCGCAACCGCATCCATCGCCACTTGGCTGACCACGACCGTATTTAGCGCGGTTGGGCTAGCGATTACCGCATCCATCGCCACTTGACTAGCCGCTACCGCATCCATAGCCAACTGGCTAGCCACCAGAGTATCCATCGCCACTTGGCTAGCCGCTATCGAATCCATAACCGTAGCGTTCCCGGCCAAAGCCTCCATCGCCGAACCGCTAGCAGCCACCCACCCCATCACTGTCGCACTGCCCACAAGCGTTGGCGTGGCAAACGCCCCAACGCCTATGTAGTTAAGCGCCGGGTCGCCACTAAATATCTGTATTGCCGCGATCTGAGAGCCCGCAATAGCGTTAACAAACGCCGTGTTATTGAGGATCAAGCTGCTAGCAGTGTCCGAATTAGCTAGCGCGCCCATCGGCCCTGCTAACGCCACCAGTGTTGCTACATCTTCTTCGTTTGCGATGACCTGGTTAAACCCAGATACGTTCACCGGCTCTTGCAACCAGCTTTCCAGCAGTGGGCCATCCTGTGCGCCGGACAGACCCAGAACAAAGTTCCTGGCAATATCGGCGGCGAAGGCTTCATTTAACAGCCCTTTAATGCCGAGCAGCTCATTATAGATCGGGGGTATTAATGCGGTGCTCATACGCTCTCCGTGATGGCAGCGGAACTGCCACTTAATGTGCCGTTAGAATAGGTGTACGACTCCGTTCGGGTCAGGCCCTGATAGTGCGTCTCAGACTGAGAAATAACGCCACCGCCGTAGGTGTAACTGGTCACCCGCAGATCTCCGTCAACCACTTCTTCAATGCCTGTTATCGTTCCGTCTGTTGCGTGATTAAATACAATGCTTTCTGCCGGGCGCGTCCAAGGGTCGCCCTTTGGCTGGCTATCGATCTGTGCTTGTGTGTAGTAACGGTCATCGTGGGTATGCATCAACGCTGCTTTACCGTCTAACGCATCCTGCAGCCCAGCAATCGCGTCAATGTTAAGCGCGTCCAGATCAGCGCGGTTGAGCTTGATGTACTCGACGATCTCTTGGAGTTCATCAAGCGTTGTATCGTCGCTTTGTAAGAGCTCAAGCACGCTGTTTAGCGCCACTTTGGTCGCGTACTTCGGGTGCGGGTCATCTTCATCAACATGCACTTGCAGTGCGATTTGTGCCGATGAAAGAGCGTCGGCCGCAGCGTCCAAGGCGGTTAGCGCCGCAACCTCCGCCGCTTCGCGCTTCTGATCTGCTGTCGTCGCAAACTCCCCAGCGCTGAGTGCCGCGTCTTCGGCCGCCTGAACGGCTGTCTGCAAATTGTCGGCACTTTCAGCGGCGGCTAGCTTTGAATCATTAGCAGCGCTGGCGGCACCCACGGCGTCCTCAGCGGCCTCTATCGCAGCATCAACCAACGCAGAGGCATTGCCGACGTTATCTGCAACGGCGGTAGCGGCGGCAGTGGCCGTGCCTGCCGCGCTTTCAGCGTCACTAACAGCTTGTGCCATGGCTTCCGCACTGGGGTACTCCGCGATCAGCGTGGCACTAGCGCCGTTACGCTGATACAGCCGCATGTACGCGCCGCTGCCAGCCACCGCGAAGAACCGCCCATCAGGCACGGATTGCCGCCCTTCAGTGACCGTGGCATAGATGTTATTCAGCCCCATTACCGAGTCACGCAGGCGCGTCACTTCATTAATGAGTGTCGCTATCTGGACATTGGCATTGGCGAGTTCCTGTTCTGCGCTCATAGCGACCTCTTGAACTGCTGGTAGATGGTGTGCATTTCGGCGGCAACTGCCGCTTTGCGTATTGCCTTTTTGGCTTTTAGGCGAGCCGCTTCTATCTGAGCGCCCAGCGCTTGCCAATGCTGGCGGGCCGTTAGCACAGAGTCGATTACCTCTTGTTGCGTCATATCCAACGCTTCAGCCTCGGCAGCAATCATCGGGCCACCACCCGCCAGCGCTTCCTGGTGCTTCGCTTCGTAGGTCATTGACTGGCCAGTGCCTGGAGTTAAGTGGCGCATACGCGCGTCCTCTGCAGCGTTGTCGACTAGCGAGAGATAGTGTTGCTCTGCATCAGTTCGGCTTTTAAAGGCGCTTACATTAAGGATCCCCAACGGTCACCTCCACTACCAGATCACGGTACTTAGGAGGTGGCATCAGCTTAATGACATGCACACCGGGCACCTCAAACGACACTGTTGTGTATTCCCCGCCATCAGACGACAACACAAATTCGCCGACTTCTACTCGAGTGCCATGAGGCAAATTATTGAACTGTACATCAAGCCCCGTAACGACAAATTCGGCGTCCCACTGCAATCGCTCTAGCACTATTGGATCAGCCCCTGAGCGCTCAACATAATGAGACTCACCGCTAAGAAAGGCCGAAGAATCACTGACGGGCAAATAGAAATACGGCACGCTTTCAACGGCCTCTATGCGGCCCGATTCACGATAAACAACGTAACTATTCACATGCTTCCCCTTTAGCTGGCTTAGCGCTTAACCGCTATCAGTCCCAAATAACGATCACTAAAACTGAGTTCTATTGCCGTTTCGTCGGTGTAGCGAAACTGGACGCTGTATGTCGCGTACCCATTGTGTGCGCCGGCTAGAAAGACAACCGTTGCCGGGCCATTGTTGGCTTGAGAAGCGGCCTGGGAGAAGATCATTCTAGTCTCTAGCACCACCCCTCCCCGTAGAAGCCTGATCCAGCCGCGGGCACTGCCATTTACGGCGGTGATAAAGCTGGACTGTGCAGAAAAAATCACCTGTACTGGCGCGCCCTCAGCGTTAAAACCAATGGATGCCGCCTCCGCCCAAGTCCCCTCACTATACTGGCCGAGCGCAACCTTCCCGCCTGCAAAGGCTGATGCCGGTATCGTGACCGCTTGCCCCTTGATTTGTAGGGTGTCGACATACGCATCGCCGGTGAAAATTTTATTCCCGTCTATCAGTGTGCTAGATGGCCGCGTCCAAGCATCCGCTTGGTCACGTGCATATAACGCTGCATTAGCAAGTTCGCTTGCATCGTTACCCGCAACCCGTGCTGTGTCATACGCGACGTTACTCCCGGTTTTATCCGCATCCGCGGGAGGCCCGCCTTGCACACTGCTAAAGCTAATCGGGAAGTTGATCTCCCCGCCTGTTGTTGTTAACCGCCAGCCAGCGGCACCCGGCTGATAATTACTGGACTGCCCTTGGCGCACCACCAGGTCATCAACGGCGATGTAGCTGGCCTGTAGCTTTCCATTAGCGAACACCAGGCTACCGTCACTACTGCGCAGCTTCGTGAACAGCAGCTTGTTGATCAGCGCGTCGTTCATGATCACGCGGCCACCATCAAGCACCATGGGAAATACTTCATCGGTGCTGTTCGGGTGGGCAAAGTAGATGCGATCAGCGCGAAACCCCAGCAGGCTTTCAACGCCATCATCTGACAGCCCAAAACCAGAGACCCTCCCGCCGTTATCAATGCGCAGCGTCCACATCGCTTCCAGACGCTGAGTGGTCTGGTTGTACTGCACTTGCGTGGACTGCTGCACGCTCGCCAGTTCATCATCAAATTCCGCTTGCACAGTGCTAATGAGTGACGCGAGCGCTTCGTCTTCGCTTGCACGGGTAGTCGCTTCAGACTGGATCGCAGCGGTGTTGCCATTTGACGTCGCAACGACAGAGTCAATGCGCGTCGCCAGCGCTTCGTCTTCACTCGCCCGCACATACGCTTCGTAGTTGATGGCTGCAGAGTTCGTATCCCCCGCTTCAACGACGATAGACTCAATCAATGTCGCCAGCGCGGTGTCTGCGTTGGCTCGGGCAGTCGCTTCGGACTGAATGGCGGCAGTGTTGTCGTTTGACGTAGCAACGACCGAGTCAATCCGGGTTGCCAGCGCTTCATCTTCCGTGGCGCGGGCGGTTGCTTCCGACTGGATCGCGGCGGTGTTGTCATTCGACGTAGCGACGACCGAGTCAATACGCGTAGCCAGCGCTTCATCTTCTGTGGCCCTCACCGTCGCTTCGGCTTCAATAGCGGCGGTATTGGCCTGCCCCGCTTCCACCACCAATGAATCAATCCGCGTCGCCAGCGCTTCGTCTTCTGTGGCGCGGGCGGTCGCTTCGGACTGGATCGCCGCGGTGTTATCACTCGCAGTGGCGACGACAGTATCAATCCGTGTAGCCAGGGCTGCGTCTTCAGTGGCGCGCGCCGTGGACTCGCTTTCAATCGCGGCAGTGTTGCCGTTTGACGTAGCGACGACGGAGTCAATCTGAGTAGCTAGCGCTTCGGTCTCTGTTGAACGTACAAACGATTCGCTCTCTATTGCGGCAACGTTATCGTTAATCTGAGCAACTAAGCTCTCATTAACAACGGTCTGTGCTTCCCATTCAGTAGTGCGCGTTTCAACCGTGTACTGATACGACGCTGCGTTAACCCCTTTGGCGGCCACTAATATTCGGTTCAGCGCAGCGAGGTAATCATCCTCACTTTCGCGAATGAGGCGTTCTTCTTCCAGCGCTGCACCCGCACCTTCAAGTCCGTCGATTCTGGCCTGTGCCTCTTCCGCTAATGCCTGCGCCCTCGCTGCGGCTTCCTCAGCCAGCCCTTCCGCCCGGGCCTGCGATTCTTCTGACAATCGTTGGGCAACGCTGCCGTCGAGGGTTTCAGGGCCGTCGATTTTGTCGATGCGTTCTTGCAGCGCTTGGTCTAGCTCGGTTTCGCGGATTTGTCCGGTTAAGCCCTGCAGGATCTGCTCGACATCCTCAGTAGTAGCAGCAGACACATACAGCCACGGGCTAGCCCCATAGGCGTTTATGCTGCGCACGTAGTAGTGGTAGTCAGTGCCCCACGTTAAACCGGTGTGGGTGTAGCTCGCGCCTACGCTGAGGTACTCAGCACTGGCGGCCACTTGATTAAGCGGCAGCGGTGTTGGGTGCCAGCGGAATTCAAACTCTACGCGGCCATGGTCGCCACTTAGGCGAGGGGTTAGCGTGATGCTGTCATTGGCAGCTGAAACGCCCACGCTCTCCGGCATCGGCGGTACGTTAATGTTGAAGCTGATTACCGCCGGGGCAGACTGCCCGAGCCGACCGCGTGCCCGCACCTCTGCCGTGTAGCTGGCCGCTTCTAGCCCGCCTACGTCGCAGCGCTCAACGCCGCTAGGCACTTGGGCAGACTGTACCGCCACACCATCGCGCTTTATCACTACGTTGTAGTGCATCGCGGCGTCTACGGGGTTCCATACAAGACGCCCTTGAATCACCTCGCCTATGCTCTGGAGCACATACTGCAGGCCGGTGGGCGAACCAATGCCACCGGCGGGCAGCTGGATAAAGCCAAACGGGTTGTAGGGCTGGCCTACGGCATCGTCATAGATCGCCGCGTCTTCTTGCTCAAGCGAGACCTTGCAGCCGTTATCTCCGCTGAAATCCCAATCAACGACCCGAAATTCGCCGCTGATATTCAGCGTGGGCAGACTCACCTGCACCACACGGCCAGGGCGGCAAGCGTAGCCACGGAAGTTCAGGGGTAGTTCCAGTGTTCCGCCTGCCCGCTTGCGGCGTAGCGCGATATTGGCAAGGCGCTGCGCTTGGTAGGGGCTGCTGACAAAGCGCAGGTCGAGGGTGTCCTCTATCTCTTCGCCGTCTTCGGTGATCCACTCGGCAACGCTGACCGCGGGGTAGTCGGTTTCGGTCCAGCGCTGCTCGGGGTCGATGAACTTGCCGCGCATGGTGTTCACGGCATCGGCGCGGGAAACTTCCGTTTGCCCGGTGACGGTGCCAATCACCATGTCTTCATCGATCGTTAATTCATAGGGGCCATAGTAGGCGCCTACTTGCAGGCCGAACTTGCCTCCAATGCGAATTAACGTGCCGGCACAAGCTGCCTCCAAATCAGCCAGTACACGATCTTTGCGCTCGTCGGCTTTGAAACCTCCGGACACGGTGTAGCGTGGCTCGGTGCTTCCGTCCGGATTGGTGATGATCTCCGCGCACACGTTGGCGGCATCAATGAAGGTATCCCACAGGATCTCATCATCGGGCACGTTCAAGCGGTGGCGGATATACCACAGGATCACCAGCGCGGCATTGTTGCTGTAACCGCTACCCAGTGTGCGCGGGTCGTAAATATCATTACGGGCGCGGTATTCAAACAGTAGGTCTGGAATGCCGCTGGCGAAGTAGTCCGGGTCGTACTTGAGCGTAACGCGCACCCACGTCAGGTTGCGGCCTATCTGGGAATTCTGCCAATCTGGCGAGTTTTCCAGCATGTAGGCGTCCGGTGCCGTGGCGCCGCTGATCAACTGGTACTGGATGCGATCGCCCGCGTTCGCTACCGGCTCTTGATCGACATAGATCTGATCCAGGCCTTGAATCGTGCCTTCCGTCAGCACATACACCAGGTGCAGGCGCTCGCCTTCGTCCTGATCGCCGGTTTGCTCTTGCGCCCACGCGAGCAACGCGCCGGTACCGGCACGGCCAAACACGTAGCGGGCGGGCTCTTTCGAGCTACGAATGATCTGCTTTAATTCATTGCCGGATGACGTAGCGCCCGGGTTGGGCGGCTTCGGCATGAGCGCACCGAATAGCTTCTGTAGCGGCTTGGCGACAATGTTGAATACTTTGGTAACCGCTTTAACTGCGCTACTCATTCCCGACACTCCAGCAGATTAGCGGCTCTGCGCGCACGCGGTGCACGCCTTCATCGGTAACGGCCCAAATGGCGTTCGCCCACACCACGCCCACGCAGCGACCGTTCTCTGATTCAAACAGCACCACGTCACCGCGCTGCCGCATGTTGATGGGCACGCGCTTAAAGTGGGCATCCCACGCGCCTTCTAGGCTGCCGTGGGTATTGCTCAGCACGCGCTTGGCTCCAAGCTCTGTGGTGTAGCGGCCCCGGTAATCGGCGGCAGGGTCTACGCCACAAATAGCGATGCAGCAGTCAGCGGCGAACAGGCAGCAGTCAAACTCACCCCATGAAAAAGGCCGCTCATTGGCGGCCTTGATCTGGGTATGTAGCTGGGTAGTCCAGTCTCTATAACGTGGCATGGGTTACCTGTACGTGAAGTTGGGTGCGTCGCGTTTAGCCCCCCAGTAAATAGGCCAGTCGGAAAGCTGGGCCACCGCAAAAAAGAAGCGGTCATCTTGATGGCGAGAGCGGTGGTTCTCGTCTGTCCAGCGCTCGGTACCGCCGCGCTGCCAGTCCACCATGCGGTCGGTAATCGTCACGCTAATGGCGTTCTCGTCATCGGCACCGCCATAGCTCATGGTGGCCGCGTCCATCTTGCCGCTGAAAAGAATGTCTGCCGCGTAGGTGCCGTCTTCGTTATAGGCCACCACCATCAATTTACCGAAGCGCCCCCGGCAACGATCCTGCAGGGTGGAGGCGACAATGGTGGGATCTAACCCGGATAAAGTGAGCGTGACCGCTGCCGGAGAGCCGCTGTCTAGCTGCTCACGCGCGGGCGAAACATTGCCGAAATCACCCACGCCATCGTAGGTAAAGCCTTCAATCACTAAAGGGCCAATACCGGTATGCGCGCGGGCAATGCCGTTTTTGAAATGCAGCTCTGTGGCGTAGACCATGCGCACGGTTGGGCGTGCTAGTAGATCGACCACCGATTCACTAAAGGGGAACACTTGCATTAAAAGGCCTCCCGGCACTCAAGGGTGCCGCTGGCGATAACGGCTTGCACGTCGAGCATTTGCTCATCTTGCATTAGGCGCATCACGGCATAGGGTTGTTGATAGTTAACGGTCGCACCGTTCGCGGGCGGGGAACGTAGCCAGGGCGAGATCGGCAATATAGCGATGCCCTGGGCGTTGCTTGTCACGTCCTCGAGGACTTCCAAAAGCTGGTCGTTGACGGTGGCGTAATCGCCCATTCGTAAAACGATGGTGTTGGGTGTCCAGTTGCGGGTAACCAGCTGGCCGCCTGCTTGTCCACCACCATCCACCACAGCACTGCCCACCGCTGGCCCTGGTGGACGTGTCCATGGTCGTAGCTGAAACGTACCCGCCATGCCTTGTAGGCTGCCGATGAACGTAGAGAGCCTGCGTTCCTTCTCGCGGTTGAGCGTGGGGAAATTCAACGTGCATTTCCAGTAAGCGCCAGGTGCACCGACGATCTGTTGAGACTGGGAAAACGGCGACGTAAATGCCCGCGTGTTATAAACGCGCCCCCAGGACATGTTTCGAGGCTTTATTTCTGCTGGCCAGTTGATCATGCCATTAAGACTCCAGATTAAGGTGGCTTTGCACAAGCACCCTTTGCTTAAATGAGGGCTTCACCACCCACCCACGTGAAAAAGGAACAGCACCATGGTAGAAATCGGCCAGATTTTCGGAGACGAAGTTCGTGTAAAGGTCAGCTTTGGCGAGCGTGGCGCTTATGAGATTAACTTCACCACAATGCTGCCTGCGCATCTCGACTCCCGTCAGGAAATTCGAGAGCTCGCTATTGCCGAAGCAAAAAAAGAAATGCAGCGCGTAATCAATGGCGAATGCCTGCCGCTTGATGAAGCTATTAAGGGCAGTGGTTATTAACGCTGTTTAGTCACAAACCGATTAAGCGGGCCATTAGTGTAAAATTCTTCCCTTACTAGCTGATGACCCCGCTTACCTCCCTCCTGAATAGCCTCTATCGCCATAGCGCGCATTCTATCCAGCATGTCTTGATCGGGCTTGCCTGAAATGTGGAAATGCACTTCGGCACTCCCACCACCACCGCCAGCCCCTGGTCGATTCATCTGGCTTTCAACTCGCGCCAGCGTGGCATCAAGCTTAGCGCTGGTTTCGGACGTGGTAACCCGCTCGCCTTTTTCTAGGAACCAGCTACCCGTTTCTGGAATTGAATCGATACCATCGTGGGCCATGCCGATATTTCCGATCGCGCTGGCTTGCGCCACCTGGGCGGCGGCAGCCGTAGCGCCAGCCACAGGCGCCAGCGCTGGGCCAACGATGGGTATACCCACCACGGCCGCGTAGGCATCGGAGTAGGATTTCGGGGCATTGATCAGCGCCTTACCGATGGCAAAGGCTTTTTCAACGGCGAACAGGCTGCGGTAGATCCCGCTTTGCTCACCTGCGAAGGCAGACGCTAGGCCCGCTAAATCACCGAAAGTGCTTTCCGCTGCAGCCAGCTGAGCAACGTGGCGCGCCTGCTCGATGCGCATTAGTTCGTTTTGGTGCTCTTCATTGATGGCCCGTTCTTTTTCGTTCCAGGTTTCCATCATGTCCGCTTTGTCTTGGCGGTTTTGCTCTAGCTGCTCTAGTTGGCGGTCATACCACTGCTGCAGCTCCTGCTCAGCCTCTTCGATTTTGTTAAGCTCACCGAAAGCCCCGCCTATCAGGGCATCCAATCCGCTGTACTCGGGAGCATCTTCAAATGATAGGCCGGCAATTTTGCCAGCAATCTCGGCGTATTCATCTGCCGAGACATTCGCAGCATCAAGCACCGCGAGCCGCTCATACATTTGGGCGGTGAGCTCTTCCTCAGTAGTGCGCAAGTCGGCAAGTAGCTGCTGGTAATCTTCAGCTGACTTTTCGCTGGCCTCGTAAGCTGAAATTGTTTCTAGAGCGGCGCTAGCCGCTGCCAGTTGAGAATCGGTAGCACCATCTTGAGCTAGCCCATAAAGCCGTATTTCGTCAGCGGTAAGCCCCAACGTGCTGGCTTGCTGCTCTAAGGCCAATATCTGGCCTGTTATCGCTTGAGCGGCCTTCTCTGCAGCACGTTGAGTTTCATCATTATCGTCATCGTCATCTTTCAGACGAGGAAGATTTAATATCTCGGGCACCCCAAGCGAATCGCCAGAACTGCGCTCCAGCTCAATTCGCCGGGTTATCAACGCGTCATACTGGTCTTTCACTTCCTCAAGGGCGGCAATGCTGTCTTGAGCCTGGGCTGAGTCAGCACCAAACATATCGATACGCTGCTCAAGCCTTGCCTTGTTATCAAACACCCTGCCCAGTTCGGCGTTAATGCCCTCTAAGCTTCGCTTGTTTTCATCGGCACGCAGATCATCCATGAACAAATTGAAACCGCGAGCAAGACGGTTTACTCCATCACTAATACCTTCCAGCGATGTTTTCATCAAATCATCAAACTGAGAAACCGCTCGTGCCGTTTCGGTTGTCAGTTGTTGCTCTAATTGCTGAAACTTTTGTCCCACTTCTTCTAAGCGCTCAACTTCCAATGTTGAAAGCACCGCATTAGCACGATTAGCCTCATTGGCCATTTGAGTAAAACCGGCACCTCCATTTCTAAGCAATGGAACAAGCGCCGTCACATCAGAGGCCATAGCCTCTAGATAAAAGGTCATATCTTTTTGTGACAGATTAGCCTTTTCTAAACTGTCATAAAAAAGCTGCAAGGCTTCTGGCCCAGATAGCCGCTGGAACTCGTCAGCAGTAACGCCCACCTTCGGAGCTATGTTTTCAAAGAAGTCGGCCATGGGGCCGCCGCCGGTTTGGACAAAATCACCGATACGGTCATTTACATCTTTGTAAATATCGGCGAGTTTCTCGCCTTCAATTCCTACTGACTTCGACCCGTAAGATAGCCGCTGAAATTGCTCAATCGTGGTATTTGAAACATCCGCCATGTTTCTAATTTGACGAGCATTTTCAGCCGCAACTTTAGACATTGCCGATAACCCTACAGCGCCAGCAGAGGCAACTGCAGAGACCGCGGTGACTGCTTTCCCAATAGACAATAAGGAGGTTTTTATTTCTTGAGAGCGGCTTTTCGTATTTCGAGCAGCCTTATCCATTGGGCCCAGAAAGTTGCCCGTTTTTAGCACCATGTCTAGTGTCAGGCTGCCAAGCGATCTAACGGACATACTTTTCTCCAGGCTTAAAAAAACCCGCATTAGCGGGTTTAGGCTTTAAAGGTCTTTTACTTTTCTTCTAAACAGGCCCATATGAGCGCAGCTAACCAGCCAAGCAACGTCCATCCTGCAAATAGATTAAGCATACTAATGGCCAGCATGTTTCGCTTGTTTCTGACAACAGCAACTATGAGAGGCAAAAAGTACACGCCAATCAAAAGGGTAATTAACAGCGCGCCGCCTAAGTCCATAACATTTCGCCTTACCAATCTGCCTCTATCACGAGTGAAACACGCGGGTGATTGCGCTCCATGTACATGCTTTCAACATGTGCAGAAAGCACTTTACCACCAACATCTATTTTTTTGGACATTGATGCCGCGCGTGACTTCTTTATATAGCCTATATGAACGGGCACTTCTTTGAACAGCGTGTACCAACGCCTCACTAGCATATCTACCGCGATCGCGTTGGCATCGAACTGATTGTCCGGCTCTCGCCTTAACACCACTGGCATTCCTTTCTTAGCAAAGCGCCTTATGTACTGGTCGCGCTTCTCAAATCCAGTGCCAGCAACTATGACCCTTATCGTCATTGTTATCCCCTGCATCTATGCAAATCCTAAGACTACTCAGAATGTAGGGATAATTCACGCGGCCCATCACCCCCAACGCTCCATCGCTTCTTCCAGCGTTAGCTCGGGCTTATCGGCATGGGGCATGAAGTCAGACAGCTCAAACGCGGGCACACCTTGCTTGCGGTGCATATTAGCTTGCTGGCAAACGATCATCGCCGCAGCGCGCTCGATGCGCATACCGGTGTGTAGCGTGCCGCGTTTTTGGCGGTACGCTAGCCAGCCTAGGAACTCTGGGTAGCTGAGGCGGGCTTGCGCTTCCTCGATCGTCCGGCCGCCGATCCCCGCGAGGACGAGCTCGTGCCAGACTTCGTCTTCTTCGCTGAGCTCGCCGGGCGCTTTCCCAACTTCGTCACCTTCCCGATCACACGCAGCAGCTCATGGGTCAGGCTATTGCTAAGCGGCCCTCGCTCGGGGTCGGCTTCGCCGGTCACGTCCTCAACGGTGAACACGCGCTGGCCTTCTTCATCCACGATGCAGTGGGCAATACGCGCAGCGAGCGGGTCGCTCTTTAACTGCGTGGCCACGATGTCGCTTTTTGCTGTCACGTAGGACAGCGGCAGCACATACACCGTGGCGGTAAATTCCTCGCCTTCGTCGTTGGTGATGGTGATCTCTTCGGGTTCCGGCTTGCGGGATACAAAGCCGCCATTGGCGGCTAGGGTTTCGATTAGGTTCATGGTGTCGGAGTAACCTCTTTTGGTTTCCAGGCGCCGCGACCGCTGCGCTGCAGCGAACCAGCAACGGTCACATTGGCATTAAGCTGGAAGTCGAACGGGAAGTCTGCGATGTAGGCTTGGAACGTGTACCAGGTGCGAGTAGTCGGCAACGTTACCTCCTCACCTGAAATGGTGGGTTCGGCTGTCTGCTTCCCTTCGGCATCGACCGGGCCGTCGCTCCAACCGACAAACCATTTGAGCGTGGGGGTCTGCCCCCCTTCGGCCATCTGCTGTAAAGCAATATGCGAAGGCTCGTTCGGGTCGGTATTAATCGCCAAGCTACCTTGCCCCGGCTGTGCCAAGCCAGCTTCGTACGTCATTGCCTGCGTCTCTTCCAGATCGGTGGTGTCGATCTGGCTCTTGGGACTCGAACCCGGATTGAACGCGGTCAACCTCTTGACCCGGAGGATCTCGCCGGTGGGGGTCTGGAAAAAGACGCTGGTGCCTTTAGTGAGCATGGTGTGTTTCCTCTACTGGGTGGTGTAGATCCAGCTCACGTCGAAGCTGGTCGTCTTAAGCTGGGTGGTGGTCTCAGTGCCGGTACCGCCCAGGCGAGTGATGTAGCAGTGCGGTTCTAGTGCTCGGCGCAGGGCGGCTTGCACTGCCTCTGCGCTCTTTACGTTATTGGCGTAAACATCGATCTGGATGTTCCATTCGTCTGTATCCGGCGGCTCATCCAAGTAGTTCTCGGGCAGGCCGTTAAGCACTTGAAATGTTGCATAAGGCTTGGCGCCATCTTCTGGAGCGCTACCGAACGGATACAGCCGGGTTTTTTCAGCGCCCAGCAACGCGGTGACCCCCGCGTTAGCGGCGCAAACAGCAAAGAGTGGGGGCATTGGCCTTGCTCCGGGTTAGCGCTGCCCGCGCTTGATCGCGCGGTCGAGGGCTTTGTTGTAATGCTTGATAAATTCGTCTGTCGCGGCTTGGACGTTTTCGGAAAGTGCGTTACGCATGAAGGGCTCTGCGGGGGCGTTGATGGTGCCAAACTCTTTGAACCGCCAGTGGTACGTATCCCCACCCGGGTTGGCCTTGCCCTTGCCTTGCACCTCACCGCTAGCCGCTGCAAAGCCACTGGCTCCCCCTAACACACCAACGCGAAACACTAGGTTGCCGTTACGCTTGAAATCCTTGGGCGAAAAGCGCACCACAATATTTTTGAATATTTCTTCCGGCGTTGCTGGGTCATCGAATTTGCTGGCATTCTCACTGGCTTTGTCGCGAATCAAGTTGGCAGCCTTTCGCATGGCGAAGCGCCCGCCTTTCTTGCGCAGGTCAAAGCTCATGCCTTCCATACGTCCGACTACTTGCTCCAGGCCTTCAACGTTGACGGCGACAGGGTCAGCCATCGTTTACGCCCTCGCTGTACGGAAGCGTTAAATACTCTTGCCCACTGCGGTTGTCGGGCAGCACGCCCTCAATGTTGTAGACCGTGCTGCCGTGGAGTACGCGCATCGTACTGTCAATCTTCAGCCCGGGCCGGTAGCGCATGACTAACTGCCCGGTAACCTCAGACTGCGCGGCGTTGGCGGCGATAAAGGCGCGAACGCTGAGCGGCTCAATCCCCATCCAGGCGGGCGTGACGACTTCCCAGCCTTCTAGCATTTCACCGGTGTCGGGATCCTGTTCATCGGTTGGTTTCTCGATGATGCAGCGGTGCCTTAACTTGCCAGCTTGCATAGGCGCCTCTCTTAATATTAATCGTCAGAATCCAGGTAGACTTCTCCCGCAGCGCCGTCGAGGTCTTCCACCTGGTCTTGAATCAGGTAGTCCACCAGCGTGCGGTTGCTTTCTGCGAGCTCACTGATCGCTTGGGTTTGGGCATTGATAGCTATAACAAGCTGCTGGATATCTGTTTGAGACGGTTCGGTCATAGCGCGATGTCCAACCTGTAGGGCCACATCAGGGATTCACTGGCTTGAGGTACCTTCGTTGCGATCGTACCTGTCACAACCTCTTCACGATTTGAATAAAGGTGACCAGTGATCAATAAGATGGCCGCCGTGATCGAAGGTGTGATGACCAGGCCCTGCTCTTCATCTTCAGGCACTTGGTCAACGTAGAGCTTGCGACCTATATAGCGCTCGGCGGCGTCAACGGCGGCAGCGAGGTAAACCTCTACCAGCGCATCTTCGTGATCGCCTTCCACGCGCAAATGCTGTTTGACGACGCCGAGCTCAATCATTTGGTGGCCTTTTCCTGTTTAGCTGCGGCTTCTTCTTTCGCCTTGGCTTCTTCCATGGCTTTCGCTTTAGCTTCTTCATCCGCTTTTTCGTTTGCGGCTGCCTTGGCCTTCAACGCTTCCTGTTCAGCAGCGGTTTTTGCCTGCGCTTCTTGATCGGCTTTAGTCAGCATTGCCGGGGCGGGTTTAACGTCGCGACGGCTTACTAAACCCTCACGCTCTAAGTCTTTCACGTAGTCTTCATCCAGATCAGGGCGGCTGCCTTGGCGAATCAATCCCGCTTTTCCGGTGAAGGTCTTCAGTGCTGTTACTTTCATAAGCATCAGGCCGAGTTTCCCCGGCCTGCCTCAGACTGTTGGAGTGGCTCTCGAATAGCGCTTAAACGCCGCTGGTGTCGGGGAACGGCCCTGAAACAAACGATTGCGGGCGATAGACCGCCATGGCCAGGCGCTCTTCTGCACGCACCGTCACCATGTTTTTCACGAAGTTGTCTCGGTCTTCGGTGGACACTTCCACAGTAGTGGTCTCGCGGTCGAAGATTTGCGCACCCATGTTGAAGGCGCCGGTCATGAACTCGCCTTCCGGCATGGCAGTGGTTTCCACTACCGGCAAGCCCCACAGGCGTGGTTGCGTCTGGTTGGTAGGGTTAGCGAACACGTAGGCGTTATCGTCCGTTTTGGTTAGCTCAATGGCTTCCCAATCCGCTGGATGCAAAATGATGCCGCTAGCACGGTACTCAGCTAATCGTGTCTGCAGAATTGCATGGCGGATGATATCGATACGGGTATCACCTACTTTAGATAGCGCCGCATGGTTGTAGGCAGTTGCCTGAGGCATTAGGCCATAGAGGTTCTGTGCGGTGCCGTCACCCAATAGAAGCTGCTCATCCTCGACATAAGAGAGGCCATAACGCAGGCGGCCATCAATGTAGCTCGCCAGCTGTGGGGCATCGTCAAGGATTTGTTTCGTTGCAGGCAACCAGTGGGCAATGGTGCGCACGTTTGCAGTGGCCAGCTCAAACGTAATGTTTGATTCAGGCTTGAGCGTATTCTCAGCAGTAGGCGCGGCGTTATTGGTGTAAAGCTTCTCTTTAACGTACTCAATGGCATTGGACGTGGTACGCCCCGGCATGATCAGATCACGGATGGTTAGTACACGATCCGGTGCTGAGATAATGCCTGGCAGGCGCTGAGTTACAACCAAGTCACCGGCTGATTCACCATCAGGCGCTGAGGTGATCGCTTTAACATCAACACGACCAGTGCGGCCAACACGGCCCTCAACCATTGATTTGAACGACTCAGCCTGGACAACGCTTTGCCCCCAGGTCTGAATCTTGGCTTTTTCACCACCGCGACGACTGCCCTTCTGCTCTAACTCAGTCAGACGTTCTTGCATCTCGGTGCCGGTTTTCGCCAGCAGCTCAAGGGCAGCTTTGGTGTCCTCAGCGATTTTGCCGGTGTCTTTGATCTCCTTCTGCGCGTTCTCACAGAATTTTTTGAGCTCGGCATCACGCTCATTTAGCGCCTTGACTAGCCCCTTGATATCCATCTCTTCAGGGGTGCCGCCTGCGTTCTTACGTGCAAACTCGCCGCCTAGGTTGCGGTTAAAGTGGCTCATTTAGGATTCTCCAAAAGTGGGTAGCTTTAAGCCGCTTAGCACTTCGCCAAGGGCCTTGATATCCGCCGGGTCGGTTTTGCTATCCGTGCCCTCGGACTCACTCCGGAGCAGGTGCTTCAGTCCACGGTTGGCGATGACCGCTGACTGTGACTTCGAGAAGCCTGCCTCACGCAGGAACCGCTCAAAGTCGGGTAGGGTTGGAACGGTGCCGTGGGCGATCGCAAACTTGACCGCCTCCACACGGGCTTCATCATTCGCTGGGAACGTCACTAGCGAGATCTCCATCAGCTCCAGTTGCTTCAGCGTTCGTACTCGCGTGGTTTCATCAAAGGAGTCGTCACGCACGTAGTAGCCGATCGACAAGCCAGAGACAGCACCAGCGGCCATCAACGCGTGGGCTTCACTTGCTTGGCGCACGCTGTCTTTCAGCAGCCGCCCTTCCACGTAGAGGCCGTGTTCGTCCTCTTCCATCTTGGTGTACACCCCAATGGGCTCGCCTTGGCGGTGCTGCCACAGCACTGGCACTGGTCGGCCACGCGTGACAATGGCAGCGAGGGAGTCAGCGAAGGCACCTGCGGCAACCACTTCGCGGTAGCTATCCACCACACCGAACACCGATCCATAGCCAGAAAAAAAGCCGTCATCATTGACGGCTTTAATTTGGAGATCGAAGTCTCGAATCTTTAATGCGGCATTCTTACGTTTCACGGGGTGGCTCCTCATCTAACAGCCACGCCTTTAGCGCAGCCTTGGCGACTTGGTCGCCGGTTTGTTGCCCCAGGCTTTTCAGGTTGATCAGGTTCGATTGCACAGTAAGCACGTCTCCACCTTCTACTGGGGGTAAGTTCTCCCGGGCGCGTATCTCGTTGCGGGTATTGATACCGTTCTGGGCATAGCTCGAATACAGCGCGGCGCGTCCTGCGCTGTCAGCACGTAAGAGCCCTTCCAGGTTGAACTCGGCAAAATAGCGTTTGCGCTCTACCGGGGTTAGCAGTTGCCGCTTGATGGCTTGTTCAATCCGGCTCAGGTAAGGGCGCAGCGCGTAAGTCAGAAACGCGATGTTGCCTTGCTCTAACCCTGTTCCCCAGCTGGTAGACTTTTCTGAGTGGCCGATCATCCAGGGGAAGACCCGGAACCAGCGGCAAACTTCCTCAATGTTGAAGCCACGTGATAGCAGCATCTGCGCATCTTCGGGCTTGAGCGAAAGGGGCTGGTAGGTAAAGCCACCTTCCAACAGCATCGTCTTGCCTGCATTCGATGAACCGGTGAACTGATTCAGCGCGGTATTGAATTTCTCACGCTGCTCTGTATTCAGCACCTTGTCTGCTTGCACAAAGCCAGCGGTTTGCATGCCGTTGGCGAACGTCTTACCCGCCGCTTCCTCAGTTGCAATTGAGATGCTGAATGAGTTGCGAGCAAAGCCGATAACCGACATACCCACACGGCCGTTCACCCCAAACCCTTTGACGTGGAAAACATCGCGCTCTGTCAGCTCTTCGCGGCCATGGGGGCCGTTATAAATAAACTGCAGGTTGCCGTCTTCGTCAGGCTCAGGGTCGTTCATGTGCTCTGGGTTGAGCGGTTCAAGCGCTACGATCGCGCCAGCGCCATTGCGGCTGATCCTGCTGTAGTGATTCCCCCATAGCGCTATGTGAGCAACGACCAGTTCCCAGTACTCTACTGCCGTGAGGTTGGCGTGGGGCTGGTCATGTAGAAGCCGATAAAGGGAATGATCACGCGCGGCATTCTTGCCCCCGCGGGCGTCATGCTCAAATATCCCAATCGGCAATGTGCCAACGGTTTCAGACAGCAAGCGGACGCAGGACCAAACGGCGGACAGCTGCAGCGCTGTTTGCGCTGTGACGCTCTTGCCGGTCACCGAATCGCCACCGTAGTAGGCGCTCCAAAAACCGGCATCCGTGAGCTTCAGCGTCTTACCTATCCAGGTACGCGTTGAACTTAGTAGCCCCATCAGCCGATCACCATGTTGTTGAGAAAGTCGTCGAGGTCTTCGTTCTCCTCGATCTCGCCTAGCGTTAGCGATGTCGCCATCACGGCAGCAACGATGCCGTCCACGCGGCCGGTGGATTTACGTTTATCAACTTTGCGGTTGCCCGCAGGGTCTTCCTGATACACCGCGTTAGCCGCGCACCAGGTCAGCACCGGATGCCCGGTGTGCCGCATTTCTACGTTGATTAACCGCCGCTCGAATTCATCCACCGCCGGTGCCATGGTTTGAAAGCCTTGGCCGCAGCTGACCAACGGCGGCAGCGTGACGCCTTCGTCATCGATCAGCGAGTTGAGGTCTTCGATTCTCCAGCGGTCATAGCCGATGCCTTGCAGGTCGTACATCGCCGCGATCTCTGACAGCTGATGCAGCACGTGCCGCTTGTTGATCGCCTTGCCTGGTGTCGTGAGCAAGTGGCCCCGCTCTTGCCAGAGCGTGTAAGGCACGCGGTCTTTTTCCGCTTTGCGCACCAAGCCTTCTTCCGGCAGCCAGAAGTAAGGGATCATTCGCCATACCGGGTCATCCGGTACCGGCTCAAACAGCAGCACCAAGGCGGTTAAATCCTGGGTACTCGATAGGTCTAGGCCCGCGTAGCAGCGCCGGCCTAGCAGGCTATCCAAGTCGAACTCTTTATCTTGAGTGGCAATCCAGGCATCGCGACTGATCGCCGGGTTGTCTGCCTGCACCCACATGCAGAAGTTGAGACGCTTAACCGTCGCTTCTTTACTGGGCATACCCCGCGCTTGGGTCACCTGCTCGCGCAAATACTTCAGGCCAGGGATGCCGTAAGCCAATGAAGGGTTGGCCTTGTACCAGCACTCTTCGTTATCAAAGGGGTCGTCTGTTTCATCCAGACAGCAGACGAAGCCGAAAAACGAATCGTCTTCCAAGCCTCCACTGGCGACCTTGAGCGCGTAGTCGTGGTAGTCCCAGCAAACTGAAAGCCGGTCGGTACCGGAGTTGGTGATCATGAAGATCAACGCTTGCTCGCGGCTCTTGGTACCGGCCCGCATCATCTCAACGACTAACGGGGTTTTGTGTTCGTGAATCTCATCCAGCAGCGCGACGTGTGGCCGGGGGCCTGATTGCCCATCGTCAGCTGCCACCGTGCGAAAGAAGCTGCTCGTTTTGTGGAAGGCAAGGTTGTACTCCTTGCCCACCGCGCCTGACTTGACGATGCGTGTGGCGAGCAGTGGCGACTGATCGACCATGGCCACCGCGTCGCGGAACAGGATTTGTGCCTGGTCTTTCTTTGTCGCCGCTGCGTAGATTTCGGCGCGCTCTTCGCCATCAGCCACTAAGCCATAGAGGCCAACGCCAGCCGCAAGCGGTGACTTGCCAGATCCCTTTGCCGTTTCCACGTAAGCAACGCGGAAACGCCGCCAGCCATCTTCCGATTTCCAGCCGTAAATGCTACCGACGATGAACGCCTGCCAGGGCAGCAGGTGAAACGGTTCGCCTTCGAATCGTCCACCGTTGAGGCGCAGCACATCTTCAAAGAATCCGATAGCGTGGTTGGCCGCCTCCAGATCCCAATACAGCCCGCGGGCTTCGCCTTCTTCCAGATCGCGCAGGTGCCGAGCGCAGGCATCGCGCACTTGGGGCCCTGCAATCAGCTCCTCATCAACTACCGCTTGAGCAAATGCCGTCGCCCGATCTTCACAGACCGTATTTGGCGGCGGTTTCTTTTTGCTCATTGGGGAACAACTCTCCTTGATTCACTTGTCCGGTACCGAGTTTGGCCCGGGCGCTGGGGTTCAAGCCGAACGAATCGCCCGCTTTGCGCATGCGTTCTTCAGCGCGGTTGGCCAACTGCATCCAGGCGCTCATCTGCTTGTAGCCGCTGGGGGTCACTTCGACCATGCCGCGGTCTTCCATCTCGGTGATTTTCTCGCGGGCTACCTTCCAATCGCCCCACGCCTGGCAGTAAACAGCCAGTTCAGCGCGGTCGACCTTGGTGATTAGCCCCAGGATTTCGAGGTCTTTAACGATGCGTCGCCACTCTGCCTTGGCGTCTTTGGTCAAAAACGCGGGGCATGGCGGCGCTTCAACTTTTAACTGGGGAGCGTTGCCACCGTCTTGCAGATCGTGCGCGCCTTTCTTACTCGGATTGCCGCGAAGCATATGGACGTTCCCTGGCAGCGGGCGGCGTCCGGAGTTCTTATTGCCAGCCATGGGAACCTCCAGAAATTGAAATTGGTCGGCATTAAACCGATGAAATGCTAGGCTTCAGATACCCCCACACCGATATACCCCCCTCCCATTTTTCCCGCTTGAACAAGAAGCGATGGGGGAACGGTCTAGAGCCGAAAAGCCCTGAACTTTCGACCCGCCCCCTCTTAAAAATGAGAAAAGCTATCATTTCGATCATTTTGGGCCGAAAACCGGGCTTAAGCCCAGTGGTGGTGCGGGTCGAGGGGCTGACCATCTGCATCGCAGCCAGGCAGCGCGCCACCCTTCTCTAAACGCTGCTTGTCGATGTCATGGCACGGCTTGCACAGGCTCTGCCAGTTCGAACGTCGCCAGAACAGCTTGAGGTCGCCCTTATGTGGCACGATATGGTCAACAACCGTAGCCGCCGTTACCCTGCCGCGGCGTTGGCAGAACACGCATAGTGGATGTTCGCGCAGATACTCTTCACGCGCTTTCTGCCACTTGTAGCCATAACCACGTTGAGTCGATGAGCCACGCTGCTTGTCGTAGTTACTCACTGCTCACCAGCCGAACCCGGCTTGAGGAACAGCTGGTAGACCGATGCCCGGTCAGCATTGGCCCGCCTGCGCAGTGACTCATAGTCAGCGAGCAATTGGAGTAGATCGCGGTTATGCGACACACGGCGAACCGGCTCACTGAGTGGCGTCACTAGATGCGCTGGCACTTCCGGCATCACTAGCACCGGAACTGTCACCGTCTTCGGGGAGGTCGAGCACCCAGCTGCTAACAGCATCAGGCACAGGCTGCCCAGCCCAGTCGCTAGTCGGCGCATCGTCTCTCTCCAGTTGCCGTGCCGTGTCGCGCATCATGCCGACCAGTTCATTGTCTCGCCGCAGCTGCTTGTCTCGGGTTGCCAGCACAGCGCTCAATGTCTCCATCTGCTCACGCTGCCAGCGCTGGTGTTCCTGCAAGATCTCTACCTGATCGTGAGCCCGAGCCAACTCGCTCTCGGTGGCCGATAGCTGCATCGCATAATTTCGAGCCTGCATACCAGCAAAGATCGTGATGCCTAACAGCCCGGCGACCATCCAACCGGATAGGTTTCCCAGAATGCGCTTGATCATTTCAGCCACCTGCCAACCAGCTTTTCGTAGAGTTCATCCGCACGATCGCCGAACCACTCAGTGCCTTTAAAAGCGATGATGGCACCGATAGATGCAGCCAACCCGCCAGGCAGCCCCAGATAGTGCAGAACAGGAAACAGCCCAAACGTGAGGCAACCGCACAATATGGCCTCTAACCAAGACTGCCTTGCCTTATTGCCTGCATGCAGACCACGAATAAGAGCCACGACGAACGCCAGCCCTCCTGCATAAATCTGGGGCCAAACCAGCGCAATGTACGTCAGCACCTGTTGCCACAAAGTAGGATCGCGTTCCTGCATGGGTAGACTCTTTGTTTAATGAATGTCACGCCGCCCGCGCCGCGTCCGCGATCACATCTGCCACCGCATCGACTAACGCCTGGTAGTTATCTTTAAACCGGCGGAGATCGTCAGCGTTGGATAGAAAGAACAACTCGAAGATAAGGCCCCCGCCGCCGCTAACGAACGCCAACCGTTCGTGGTACCCAGCGTTCTCAGGCTTAGCACCACGGTTAGCAATGCCCAACAGGTCAGCCGTCACACGGCAAAGCTCAGCACCCAGCGGCTTGTTATGAGCGCGGGATAATGTCTCCACGCCGGTTGCACCATGGCCCCCACCGTTGGTATGGAATTCAATTGCAATCTCGAAGCCCTTAGCGATCTGCACTGCATCACGTAACGGCAGGTTCTCACCCGGCTCACCATCTAGCGCATGCTTGATGCCTAGGTGCTTCAGCCGATCGCTAACGTCATCACGGAACAGTTGAACGATATCGGCCTCTTTGTAGCCGTTCGCTACGATCCCCGGCACCGTGTCGCTATGCCCAGCAGAGAGCATTACCGTTGTGCTTTGAGGTGGCCGTTGGGGCACCGCGTTAACGTGATCAATCCACCGCATGCCCATTGGCCTACCTCCAAAATTAAAATGCCCCGCATAACCGAAGCTATGCGAGGCACCGCCCACCACGGACGGGAGCACTGGTTGTCTAGCGCCCAACAAAAAGCCCCAGCGGTTAGGCTGGGGCTTCTAGGTGGCGCAATTACTAGACGGTAGCTGAATAATGAGCCTCGACTCCGGTGGCATCAAGGGGTTGGTAATGCCAAACCCTCAATGTCACGTGTTCGTCCTGGCGTCATACAGACATAAGTGGGTGTCAGGCACGCTTATAGCGCTTGTGATTCTCTTTAAGCGTGTACTTAAGCTCATAGTGCATGCGGTGCAGGCGGTCATAGTAGGTGCTCTCAGCCATCCCCAAGCGCTCACCTTTCGCATCGTTATACCCATTCCACAGATAGTGCTCGTGTGCCAGCACCTGGTACTCAGCGTTCAAGCAATTAACCGCTTTCTGCATTTCCCATGCCGCATCATCCATATCACCGATGCTCAGCAGATCACGCGAGCCCTTAGGGCCACCGCTAGGCATCACACCGCCAAACTCGGCAAGGCGTCCCAGAGGAGAGCATTGACGCATTCCCCGGCCCATCAACTGATCGGCCCAATGCTGCAGCAGTTCGTCGATCTCTTTAATCATTGGTTTGCTCCGTGGTGGTGGCACTTCTCAACCCTAGATCAAATCACCTCAACCCTAGACATACCCTAGACACTTAAAATCTTATTGATAACAACTATTTATTTAATACTGTCTAGGGTGTCTAGGGTGTCTAGGGTTATTCCCTTATAGGGGGGAAATTTAAAAGGTGTTGTGGATAACTGCTTATATAATCACGCACGTACACGCGCGCGGGCGCGTACAACCCTAGACACCCTAGACAGGTATGGATAACCATTTGTTTTATATTGGCTTTCATTGTCTACCCCTGGCAGTATTGACCCTAGACACACCCTAGCAACCCTAGACACTAATCGAGCGGCGAGCCGCCATAGGGCTTGATCCACCCCTGGCACTTGTCCCACGTCGCAGGGTTCCAGCCCGCTTCTAACGCCTGGTCTCTAAACGCCTTAACCAGCGCACCCAGCTTCTTACCGTCGCCGAGGTCTACCCCATCTGGTGGGTCGGGGAGGAAGAAGATAGACCGCTTCCGATTGTTGTCCATGTCGTACCACCAATACTGCTTATCCGTTTTAGGCACCTGAGTGCTAACGAACAGCGAGAACTTAGTCTCACTCATCGTGTGCTCACGGTTCTTACTGCACCACTCCAGATAGAGATCGTGCACATCCTGCGTCCTGGCTACCGTAAAGGGAACCCCTAATATGCCCTCCCGCCAAGCCACCAGGAAGTTCTCCCAGCTCGCACGGCTCAAGGCTACAAGCCGCTCGCGTGCCGGTGTCTTGGGTGGCCGAGTGCGTTCATCAAAGGTGCCGGTGTCATAGTTCAGCAGGTAATGATAAAACGTCTCAATGCCACCGTTCACCAGCTCCTTACCTACGGCTTGACTGGCTTCAGGGGGTAGTGTCTTTTCAGGCCAGATCACCAGCATGCGCCTATCGTGCTCACTGATCGGCCACGGCATAATCTCATTGGAGAGGAACGCCGCGTTCATATAGTTGGCCTGTTCCCAACCGTTCATGAACTTAGCCTCCACGCGCATCGTCTTACCGGTGACCATATGCTTGATCTTGCCCACCTGGTTATAACGCTGGTCGCGGCTGACCACCTCCTCAAATACGCCATACAACTTGCTTTCCTGCCACTGGTTCCAGTTCATCTCAAGCTGCGCCTGGCCAACCGTGGCTGAGTACATGCCATAGATCGCACCCATCACATCCGAAAGCAGCAACGACTTACCCGAGCCCTCGATCGTTGAGTGGGCCAATACTGCAGTATCCAGCTTAGCGCCCAAATTCTGCAGCGGGTAAGCCAACCAGCAGGTCAGCCAATGCGTGGCCGCAGCATTGTTACTGCACAGCCACTGAATCAAATATTGAATGGATTTACACCGCTGCGGCTCTGCGATCGGCTCTAGCGGCAAGCCCTCAAACGTATTGATGTACTCGCCCGGGCTCTGCGTCATGCGCGGGTCAAAGATCAGGCAATCATGGGGAATCTGGCGACGCTCAGGCGAGTTGATCCACAGCGACCACGCATCACCCAACGCCAACTGCACAGCACGAGCGGGCAACCGCTGCTTTAACTGCCTATCCCAGATCTCCTGGGTACCGTCTAAATACACGTAACGGTCAGTGGGTGCCATACCCAGCTTGCCCTGCCCGCCTTTCTGTTTACCTGCCAGCTTAGCTTCCGCCACCTGGTGCCTTGCCTGATCCGGGTCAATCAGCTTCTTATCGTGCCGATCTACCCACGCCTTAGCTAAAGACTTACCAACGTACGCCTCAAACGCACCCCACTTGATCAGCCGGCGTTTGACTAAATCGAAGACTTGCTTCTCACCTTCAAGCAATGCAAAGCGCCGGTGAACACTCTCATCAGTCCACTCTTGGCCCTCCCCCACGCCCCCCGTAGGTGCAGCAGCCATCGGCGGCGCCGGGGGCTGCCATTCAGAGGGGGCCGGGGGGAGTTCTTCGTCATTGGCGGCGTTAGCCAACTGCGCATTAATTTGGTCACGAACAGCCCAAAGACCACGGGCAACATGAAGATCATTCCAATCCGGCATCAGGCCACCTCGCCAAGCTCAGCGAATACCGCACGGCAGCCATACTCAAACGCCAGCGCCTCAGCCTTGGTTCTGCCAGGGTTGCCCTCAGTATCCACGTCATCATCACCGCAGATCACCAGCTCAGCATGCGGATAAAGATCCCGCAACTGAGGCACCACCCGCGCAAGGTTACCAGCATCCAGCGCAACCGCCATCGGCCACTCCATTGCTTCATGCACGCTAGCACCTGTGGCATACCCTTCCACCACGCCGATCACGGTGGGCTGCTCTTGCCAAGCAATCCGATGCCAGCAACCACTCTTACGTCCAAACTTAGGAAAAAGCTTGGTGCCTTTTGAATTAATCACCTGCAGCGACCACAGCACACCGCCGCCATCATAAAGTGGCAAGATCGCGTCACCTTCACGCAGTCGAAACAGATGCAAATGCTCAGGGCGCGGCTTGGGCAATTGATCAAAGAAATCTTTCACCTCACTGCCTACCCACACGCTGGCGGCTTCCACCTTCGCATCAATGCTGACCAGCACCGCCCGCTTAACGAACAGCACGCCATGGGCACCCACGCCTTTATCGGTTAGATACGGCGCCGACCCCTCAGTGGTTAAGTGGCGTTCCATGACCAACTGACAAGCCCGCGAAACTGCCTGCTGCATTCTCGCCAGCTTTGCCTTGTCGGCCTCAACGCTTTCCGCTGCTTTACGGCGGCGCTCTTCCTGCTCAGCCTTCAACCGCTTCCGATCGCCAGCGCTCATCTCCTTACGCTCACGCTTCCAGCCATGCTGACCCGCTAGTTTGATGATAGTGCCCAAACGCACGTGACCAGGCTGCAAGCTTTTCCAAACACTCTGCGCATCCTTCGCATTGTAGCTATCACCACCCTGGCTCCATTCATCCCACGCAAAAAAGCCGTCATCACCGTATTCGGTTTTGACGGCATTGCCGATGTTCACCCAGGTATCACGGTCATCGGCGGGGATATGCGTTAACGCCAGGCGCAGTTCATCAATAGAGAGTAAATCCATCACCGCCCCTCCATCATCGACTGACACTGCACACAAAACTGCACTCCCGGCAGCGCATCACGCCGCGCCGCTGGGATCGGCTCATCACACTGCTTGCAAACCGCACGGCTGGAAAGCGAAGAAGGCGCGCACTGCTGGCGAGCCTTCAGCGCCTGCTCAGTACGCCACTCAATGTAATCGTTCGCGATATCGGCCTTATCCATTGTTAGCATCCCCATCAAATCGCTGAGCGCTCACCAGCAGCCCTTGTAGAGCGCTGATCAACTGGCCTTTCAGCTTCTTAAGCTCCGAGACTTCGCTAGCGGTATACACACCGTCTTTACGATGCTCGCTAATGCGGCTCAACAGGTCAGAGACACGGCTCGACATATCCGCCACCGACTCCATCAACTGCTGCTCGCTGCTGTCGTTAGTCGCCTCCTGATACTCAAACCAGTGAGCGCCCGGTACCAACGAAAGCAATGAATCGAGAATGCGCGGGTCGCGTGTAGCTTCCAGCACATACTCCAAGTCATCGATCGATAGCTTATGGGCTTCAGCGTTAGGGTTCAGGCTATGCTGCAGCGTGGTAGCAGGCACCCCATAGATAGCGGCAATGGCTTTGCCACCGCCCGGGTAATCACGCGCTGCATGATAAAGGGATAAATTGAGGGGCAGGATTTCGCGCTCAGCGCGATCTCGTGATGTGGGCCAGCGTTTAGACATGGCATTACTCCCGTTCCTATGCCATGCGCAACAGCTCCCCAGTGGTGTATGATGGGAACTGTAGCGCAGGGGCTTTATTGGTTTGCTCTCTTGCGTTGCAACAAGTCCAGTGAGGGATCGGTCTGTGGTGGGCAGACCCTCATTGGCATCCGCTGGGTAAGTTGCTTTCGAGCAGCTTATCCAGCACCTCTAGCGTATCGCTAAGCAGCTTCGCTGGTCTTACCTAGTGGCCGTATTTCATAGAATCTGTAGCCGTTAGGACTGTCTTTATCGGGCGCAACTCTGATATCACGCTCGCTACGGGTCATCTGTGAAACAGCACCTTGAGTAACGCCCATCATTGCGGCAACAGTGAACTGTGAGTGCTGCTTAACAAATTCCTTCAATGTTTGATCGCTCTGCATCTTAGAGCCCTCTGAATGAGCACAGAAAAATAGTAGTCCAACTAATTTAAAACAGCAACACATATTAGTAAATATAATTGAAATGACTACTACAAAATATAAGCTGTGCTAATGAATATAAGCCCTGAAAAAATTCCCCGCGAAGTCGTCGACATTGAGGCAGCTGCCCTCAGGGAGATCTACGCTCAACGCAAACGTGAGGCTAAGGCAACAGGTCAAAAGCTAAGCCAAGAAGCGGTAGCTGAACGTTGCGGCTGGGCTGGGCAAAGCGCAGTAAGCCAGTACATGACCGGTCGCATGCCGCTAAACATTGAAGCGCTTCTGAAGCTCTCCAAAGCTCTTAACTTCTTTCCCGCCCAGGTCAGTGAGCGCCTATCTAGAGACATGCCTACCCTCTACCTCTCCGAGGAGGCTGGCACCTACTCCGCAGAAAGAACCTCTAACGCAACACCCATAAATTTCACACGAGCCAGGCTACCAGTGATCGGCCTTGCTTCTGCCGGAAAGCTGGAAGAACTTATCGAAAAACAAGAAATTGACGAATGGGTTGATGCTCCTGGTGCTACAGGGCCACGAGCGTTCGCACTACGAATTGAAGGAATCTCCATGGAACCTAAGTTTTTGGATGGAGAGAAAGTCATCATCGATCCCGACCTGGATTGGTGCATAGGCGACTACGTTTTTGCCAGGCGCCTATCTACTAACACCGGCACTTTCAAGCAGATCAAGCGTGAAGGCGAAGACCTCTACCTATCCGCTCTTAATGAATATTTTGAACCTCGCTACATCAAGCTGAGTGAAGACTGGATTATCGTGGGCAAAGCCCGCTGGAAGCTCACCGACCTCTAACGAAAACAACGCAGCTAATAAAAATAATAAAAAATATTAGCTGCACTGTTGACTAATAAAAACATCTGGACTAATTTTGTCGTATCCGCCCACCACCGGAACACGACAATGCAAACCAATGCCCAACCATGCCGGGTGTACATGCACCCGGCCGCAGGTAACAGCCACATCGCCATTCAGGCCATGCAGCACGTCACCGGACGCGTTGCCGCCCGCTTGGCTGGCAAACAATCCCGCACCATCTATCTGCTCACCCCTGAAGAAGCGGCCCGCTATCGCCGCCAGGGCGGTGCAGCATGAGCACTATCGCCCACCTCCCCGCTACCAACGTTCTTACTCAAGCGCACCGCGATGCCATGGCCTACATCCAGGACTTGGCGATCACGATCAGCCTGCAAGGTGCTTATGCCGTGTTTAGCGATTACGACGGCAATGTCCAATGGCTCGAAGTCAGGTGGCGCCGATGCGCAGAAATGAAGAACGGCAATTACCGTGCAGATAACAGTCACCGTATCGCGTTACCCGGGCAACACCCCGATCAGGGCCACGATGCCTTGCCGCAACTACAAGCACTCGCCCGCGAGCTAGAAGCCCTCCTAACCCCACCAACAGGAGACGCCGCATGAACGCAACCCAACACCCACAGGCTGTCCGCGTACTCGGAAAGCGCTACTCGCTGAAAGAAGCCGCCGCGCTACTCGGTACCGGCCATATCACCCTATGCAAGCAGTTACGCGATATCGGCATGCTGGACGCCAACAACCTAGGCACCCGCCCGCACACCAGCAGCGGGCGCCTATGCGTTGAACTTAAAACCTTTGAGCACAGCGGCTTGGGTACTGAAAAGCCCTACGGCAAAACGCTGGTCACCGAGCGCGGCCTGCTCTACATCGCCAACCGCCTCAACATCTCAATCCAGCGCGAGGCCGCTAACGATGAGTGAGCCGATGCCCGAGTGGGGTGAAGCCCTACCCGACACCAGCACCGTGGGGCTGCTGTATCAACAGTTCGAGCGCGTCCTGATCCCCCTGGACGATGTGCGCGTGGCCTACTTCCGCAACCTCAACTACGAGACGTTCCGGCGGGCGCTGCGCAGCTACCGCGTACCGTTGCCAGTGGTCACGCTAGACGACTCGGAAAAGGCCACGCCCTATATCTGCATTTATCAGCTAGCCGCACTGATCGAACAGCGCGCCGTGGCATCCGCACAGCAGCGGCGAGTGATCTTCACCACCACTAGCGTTGATGCGCAGCTGCGCCAAAGCATGATCGACGCGGTACCCATTACCCAGTTTCGCGATTTGGCCACCGCCACACCGAAACCCCAGGCCTAACGGCCAACACCACCACGTAATAGAGGAAACCAATCATGTCCACTCAATCCACCAGCACCGATATCAACGCCCTGCTAGACGATCTAGACGCGGGCATCTTCCGCGAAAAGCTAGCCCGCGCCTTGAGTGATGCCGCCGCAGGCTGTGTCCAGCACGGCAAAGCTGCAGACGTCACTATCAAGTTCAGCTTGAAACAGATCGCGGACAGCTCCCAGGTCGATTGCGCCCACAAGCTCAGCTATGTGGTACCCACCGCCAAGGGCAAGCGCAGCGAGGAGAACACCACTAAAACGCCGCTGTATGTCGGCAAAGGCGGCAAGCTCACGCTGTTCCCAGAGAACCAGGGCAAGTTCGACTTCCAGCCGGAAGGCCAGAGCAACACCCAGCGCGCCTAACCAGCGCACTGGTACACCGAAAACCCACCAACGCAAACCAATGTATTAAGGAATCATCATGGATCACCAAGCAATCGACAAAATCCAGCAGCTAGTCCACGCCGCCATGATCGGCAACCCAGGCACCGACGTACCCACGCTGCTTGTACCGGATGGCTACTCGCTGGAGTCGCTGGAGAAATACCAAGAAAACCCATCCCGCTTCCGCGGCACGTTCTCGACCGAATCAATCGAGGACTATGGCAACTACGTTAACGCCGAAGATGAAGCCCGCGTGTTTGTAGATGTAGACGCGATGCGCGCCGCTGCCTTCTTTGACCTAGGCAACCCAAGCGCACCCGGCCACGGCGAACACCGCGCCTACCTCAAGCTGGAAGCGACCGGTGCCTATGTCGCCTGCCTAGCGGCCCACGACTCAAGCTTTGCGCAAAAGGAACTAGCCCACTGGATCGAGGACTGGCACCACTGCATCACAGGGATCGACAGCAACGGCGAAGACCTCACCGCTAAACAGCTCGCCAACGCCGTGCGCAAAATCGAGATCAAAGCGACCTCCGAACGCAGCCATGAAGATGGTGACTGGAACACCAAGCGCAGCGGCATGGACGCACTGGATGCCAGCGCAGGCGATGCCACGCCGGATATCATCCGCTTCCACTGCGTGCCTTATGAGGGCCTAGCCTTCCGCACGTTTGAAATGCGCGTCTCGATCCTCACCGATGAGATCAAGCCCAAGCTAAAGCTTCGCATCATCGGGCTGGAAACGGCGCAGGAAGAAATGGCGAAAGAGTTCAAGCAAGTGTTAGCCGATGAGCTTGAAGAAAGCGCAACGCTCTTGTTGGGCTCATTTAGCAAGTAATAGCCACACCCGCAAGACCACCCCGCCACTACCCACCACTAGCGGCGGGGTTCCACCACTAGGAGCAAACCAATGCACGCACATCAAATTTTTGAGCACCCGTATTTTGAAGAACGGCCAGTAAAAGACATCCTGGAGCCCTTTGGATTCGAGGTGCACCTCAACACCCACGAACTACCGATCGATGAACTCGATACAGACGAAGACTGCTCACTCTACTCAACCGACCCCAGCGCCTATATCGCACAGTTAGAGAACACCGCCCCCAGTGGCTACAAAGAGATTGCCCGCTTCGAAAACGAAGATGGGATTCTTATCGTCTCCGTTCTCCCCAAAACACTCTTCGCCATGTACCTGTTAGGCGCCGATCCTCTCTACAGAGGCCCCTATACAGGCTCCTACGCCTCTTATACCGAGGTGTACCAAGAACGCATGCGGCAAATCTCCAGCGAAGGCTTCAGCAGTGAGCGAGACGGCAACTATATGAAAGGCGAGTTGGCCAGAGCAGCGGGCGCTTACGCCTCGATTGCAGGCAACGCCATTGAACGAGGTGCCTCCGTTACGAGCAACATGCTAACAACCGATTGGCCGTTTGATCGCGCCTGGTGGAAACCCACCACTCCCCGCCGCGACTTGGTAAAAGCAGGCGCCCTGATCCTCGCCGAAATCGAACGCCAAGACCGCGCTGCAGCCTATGCTAAAGCCGGGGAGGACGCCGCATGAGCACACAGCAGCAGCCCCAGGCAGTGCCGCAATATCCTCAGTTCAAGTTCGTTGAATTCAGCAAAACACGCCAAATGCGCGGCACCGAAGCGGCCCGTATCGAAATTGTTTATGCCGAAGGCGACCACGATGAAATCTGGATGTCGGCAGGCGACCTGCACGGCAACCTCTGTACATGGGGACAACACGAAGCGCTCACCGAAGCCCTGAAGGCTTATGGGCAAGGGGGCCGGGGATGAACACACCAGCAATTGCACCTCGCGTGCTAGACCCAGCTTGCGGCAGCCGCATGATGTGGTTTGACCGTGGCCACCCTGATGCAGTTTTCGGTGATGTACGTAGCGAAACACTCTCCATAACTGACAGGAGCCACGGCCGCATCGACGGGACAAGGACGCTAACTGTTTGCCCAGATATGCAGATGGATTTTCGCGCCCTGCCGTTTAGTGATGACACCTTCCGCCTGGTCGCGTTTGACCCGCCTCACCTGGTGCGCGCTGGCCCGCGCTCCTGGCTAGCAGCCAAGTACGGAAAGCTCAGCAAGGATTGGCGCGACGATCTCCGCCAAGGCTTTGCTGAATGCTTCCGCGTACTGCACCCCGATGGCGTGCTGGTGTTTAAGTGGAATGAAACACAGGTGAAGCTGAGCGAAGTGCTGGCACTGACTCCACACCAACCTCTGTTTGGTAACACCAGCGGAAGGAAAGCGGGTACGCACTGGCTAGTGTTCATGAAGCCAAGCACTCAGGAGCTGACACCATGAACTACGAAGCCTGGCGTATCAGTTTTCAAGACAGCGAGCAGGCCGCGAAAGCGGCCTTTGAAGAGTCCCAGCGATATAAGCGAATGTTCGACATGGCGATCAACAGCGTCGTTGAACTGGCTGAAGCCGCGGGCATCCCTAAAGAAAATCAACTCACAGGCGGAAATTTCCAGGCGCTCAACGCGATTGAGAAGCTGAAGGAACGCCGTGAGAAATGGAAAGCGCGGGCACTCAAGGCCGAGAAAGACCGCGACGCTTACCTCATTGCCGAACAGCGGCAGATAGCGCTAAGGCAGAAGGTGGAAGCTGAGCGTGACGTACTTGCAGCCTACCAAACCGATCTAATCCGTGAGCTAACAGCGTGCCAATCGGTATTACATATGCTGGCACATGACCGGCAGGTAACGCCCGCCTACGCAAATGACGCTAAGGCTGTATTGAGGCGTGCACCGGAAGCCTGCCTTGCAAAACGCGATGCTTTATCGCAGTCAGAGGGACTGAAGAAAGCAGCGATATTTATAGAGCAGAAAGCCAATAGCTATGACGCTGAGCATGGCAAAACAGACCCATCGACAAATCATCGCGAATATCCTGGGGATGGTGCTGAGTATTACAACGATCTGATGGAGCTAGCCGACGAACTACGTCGCCAAGCCAATGGTGAACCAGGAGGTGCTGCATGGACTTCCTGATTCTCAAAACGATAGCCATCTGCATTGTTGGCGGCGCCTTGATCTCATCGTTGTTCGTTGACGAACGTAGTCCAATCTTAAGCGATCGGCTGATTACCGCGGGGCTCGGAGCTTTCATCGGCTTGATCATCGCTGTCATTATCTTGGGCGGCTGGCACCTTGCGGCCCTGGTGTTCGCCATGATGGAGGGCACCAAATGAAACGACAACCTCCCCACTGGCGCACTCAATACGCCCTCGACTACGAAGGTGAAATCAACGTCGATCTATTCGCCGGCGGCGGCGGTGCCAGCACCGGGTTAGAGATGGGCCTAAAGCGCCCCGTGCACGTCGCCATCAACCACGATCCCGACGCGATCAGCATGCACACCGCCAACCACCCCGGATGCGAACACTACCAAAGCGATGTCTACGAAGTAGATCCAATTGCCGCCACCCGCGGCCGCCCGGTGGGCTGGCTACACGCTAGCCCCGACTGCACCCATCACAGCCAAGCCCGGGGCGGCCAGCCCCGCAAACGCGCTATCAGATCATTGAGCTGGGTAGTCCACAAATGGGCAGGCCTGGTGCGCCCCCGCGTGATCTCACTGGAGAACGTCGAGCAAATACTGCAGTGGGGCCCACTCGTCGCCAAGCGCTGCAAAGAAACCGGCCGTGTTAATAAAATCGACGGCACCGTAGCCGTTCCAGGCGAACAAACGCCGATCAATGAACAGTTCCTGGTACCGGATAAGAAACGCCGCAGCCAAAACTGGCGGCACTTCATCGGTGGCTTACGGGCGCTAGGTTATGAAGTGGAGTGGCGCACACTCCCCGCATGTGACTTTGGCGCCCCCACAACACGCAAACGTTTATATCTGATCGCCCGCCGCGATGGTCAGCCCATCGTCTGGCCTACACCTACTCACGCCCGCAAACCCGCCAGGGGCCAAAAGCGCTTCGCATCGGCGGCATCCTGCATTGATTGGTCGGATCTCGGTAAGAGCATTTTCAACCGCCCCCGCCCACTCGCAGACAACACAATGAAGCGAATCGCCAAAGGCATTGATAAGTTCGTGATCAATGCGGCTCAACCCTTCATTGTGCCCATCGCCAACTACGGTACCGGCGAAGTCGTTCAGCCCATCAGCGAGCCACTACGCACTATCACCGCATGGCCGAAAGGCGGCAGCTTCGCTGTGGCTTCACCCTGCTTGGTTCAGCTAGCCCACGGCCAGGGTAAGCCCGGGGGCGTCCAACGCTGGGGAATCGGCAGCCGCGACATTGAAGAACCACTGAACACCATCACGGCCAGCAGTGGAATGGCGGTGGCCACCGCCTACATGGCGCAGATGAACGGCGGGTTCTACGAAGGTGCAGGCCGCGCCGCCGATGACCCGCTTAGCACGATCACCGGCCGCGGTACCCAGCAGCAGATCGTCACCGCTCACCTAATGGTACAGCGACGCAATCAGAACGGTGCCGACGTGACCGCGCCGCTGCACACTATCACCGCAGGGGCCAATCACCACGGCCTGGTGCACTGCACGCTCTCCCAGCAGGTAGAAGAAAGCGCCCTGCAGGTCGCCGCGTTCCTGATGCGCTACCACAGCACCGGCGGGCAATGGGCAGACCTGCACGAACCGATGACGACGGTGACCACGAAAGACCGGCTTGCCCTGGTGACCGTCTACATCAAAGGCACGCCCTACGTCATCGTGGATATCTGCCTGCGCATGCTCAAACCCCGTGAGCTCTACCGCGCCCAGGGCTTTCCAGATTCCTACATCATCGATCGCGGGCACGATGGCAAACCGTTCACGATCACCGCGCAAACCCGCATGTGCGGCAACAGCGTCAGCCCATTACCTATGGCCGCACTCGCCGCCGCTAATGATCATCAGGTAGTAGAGCTCAATCACATGGAGGGCGTGGCATGAAAGAACACGGCAAACTATTCAACACGGCCATGGTGCAGGCGTTCCTCGAGGCACGCAAAAACCAAACCCGCCGCGTGATCGATGCTCACAACTCCCTGGTCGATGGCAACGGCATCAGCAAAAAGCGCTGGGAGGCTGCAGGCTTTGACCTTGCCAACGCGACGATCGACAACGGCCCCTCGCCTGCAGGCAACCCAGGCCCTTACCTCAAAGCCACTTGCACGGAAGGCACCACCCACCGGATTTACTCACGCGTGCAGCCAGGTGACCGGATATGGGTAAAAGAGGGTTACGCTGAAGAGCACCCGCTAGCAATACAAGACGGCCGATATTCGCAGCCTGGCTACGCCGGAATACCAGGGCCGCCACCCGTCAAATACCGGACGATATATAGAGCAGACGGCGAGCCTCGCCAAATATGGAGATGCCATACGGGCCACCCTTACTACACAACAGAGGGCCCAGCGAACTCTCATGATGCTGAGTTCCCCACGGTCATGAGCAACTATACGCGAGCCAAAGGCGTCGGTATTCACTGGATGCCTTCAATGTTCATGCCCCGCTGGGCAGCTCGTCTAGTGTTCGATGTGGTGAGCGTTCGCCTTGAACGTCTGCAGGATATTAAAGCAGCGGATGCACGGCGGGAGGGTATCTTCGAAGAGGAACACGACTGGCGAGAAAGTGAATTCTACCTTCCTCAAGTAGCTTATCGCTCAGTCGAAGGCGCTCGCTACCGCTACTCAGATCCACGCCAAGCCTTCCAGGAGCTATGGGAAACCATCAATGGCAAAGAATCCTGGCAGTCCAATCCATCGGTCTGGATCTACGACCTGCATCCCGTTGGCATTAACAACGAAACGGTGCCAAGCCATGGCTAATCCAAATGTCCTATCCTGCGAAGAACTACGCGTGATTACCGGCTACCAGCGTCAAGCCGATATAGAGCGCTGCCTAATCGAGCAAGGCGTCAAAGTGTTCAGGGGCCGCCTTGGCCCCTGGACGACCATCGACCTGATCAACCAGGCTGGCGGCTTAACGACACGCGCTCAAAACGACGACAGCTATGATCCCAGTATCCTATGACACGCCCCAAACAGAAGTCTGGCCGCAAGCGCGGCCACAACCCCCACATACCCAACCACATTAACCAAGCCAAACTCCCCGATGGCGTTTACTTCGACCACCGGGGCCGCGGAAACTGGTACACCCTGTTCTCAGATGGAGAAGCACGCCGCCGCAAAAACATTGCCAGCGCTGCCGCCTCCCTGGCCGATCTCTATCACCTAGTCGAACAGCTCAAACACGAAGACCCCACAAGTCTAGAATGGCTCTCCGATAAATTCATGGAGAGTGAGCAGTTCAAACGGCTCGCACCAAAAACCCAGAAAATCTATGAGTACTCACACAGCGTGCTCGAACGATTCAAAACCAAAGACGGGCAGCCATTCATTAAGCTAAACAGACATCGAGTGTCACCGGCTATCGTTCAACGACTAGTGGACAGAATCGCCGCAGAAGGCACTCCCGCAAAAGCCAACAAAGTAGCTGCTTACCTGCGGCGTCTCTATCGCTGGGGGATTAACCGCGGTTACGCCACCAGCAACCCTGCCACCACCGTAGAAGTAGCCCAGGAGCGCAAGCGTCACCGCCTCCCCGATCGACAGCACCTGGCGGCAATCACCAACTTCTGCATTGAGAAAAGCCAAGGGCGCACCACCGAGACCGGAGCCATTGCGCCCTATCTATGGTGTCTTATTGAGATCGCGTACCTGTGCCGGCTGCGAGCGATCGAAGTGCTAACGCTCACAGAAGCGAATGCAAAAGAGGAAGGGGTTCTGACTAACCGCCGCAAAGGCTCACGCGATAATGTTGTTAGGTGGTCACCCAGGCTAAAAGCGGCATGGGATGCCGCCATTGCGACGCGCAACAAACGTTGGGAAAAGAGAGGCAAGGCGATCCCGCTAGACCCAGAGAAGCGCCCCATCTTCATCGGCACCACCGGCAACCCGATATCACGAGCAGGACTAGACAGTGCCTGGCACCGCATGATGATGAGCGCAGTAGCCGCCGGCATTATTGAAGATGGCCAGCGGTTTGGGCTACACGACCTCAAACGCCGGGGTATAACTGACACGGTAGGAAACCGCCACGATAAGCAAGAAGCCAGCGGCCATCGTAGCGCCTCAATGCTGGATGTTTACGACCTCAGCCTACCCGTTGTAGACCCCTCAAGCCTATGA